CGCATCGTTATGATAGACATGGTAGACCTACATCAACTAAAACCCAAAGAAGTCAGGAATACGAACGTTGGAAAGATGTTAAACAGAGAAATTATTTTTTTATGATATAGCTGATTTGGATAAATTGTTGCAAGAAAAAGGTGTACCCATGTTAGCAATGAATGGTGAATTGATAGTAGCTCGTGAACACAGAGAATTTCGTATGCTGTTGGCACGTGGCTATACACCAGATCCACGTGTTATGAACACAATATCTAAAGGTGCCTTGGATTTGACTAGATTAAAAGATTCTGAAAACATGAATTTTCTTCCATTTCATAAAGTTGTGAATAAACAGCCGTTAAATCCAAAAGAATTTGAATTTATTAATGATTTAGTACCTAATAAAAATGAAGATGTTAAAGATTTACGTAGTTATATAGTCCCTGACTGGAGGTTTGAAGAATATTGGAAAGATTACGAATGGGATCGTGAACAAATGAAATATGTTTGGTCTCCAAATGAAATTCCAGATCCAGAGAATGGTCAAAATATAAAAATATTAACTCAAGCTGTACAAGCGATTGAGCAGCAGGAGCAGTTAGAATTGGCTAAACCATTTAGTACAACTCCAGAAGAATATGAACGTAAAAAACAATTAGTGGAAGATATTATTAAAGTTCAATCAAATGATAAATTAGCATCTATTCATAACCAATCTTTATCTTTAGCAGTGGTGTCAAAACCTGAAAGTAATGTTTCAACAATCGAATCTGATGAATGCCCTTATAAAGATAGATGTACAACACGTGGTTGTCCTAAAAAACATTTACCGAAACCTGAATCCTTTTGTGGACCTGTAATGGTGCCACATTATTCGCATTTACAAAAATTTGATCCTAATAATTCCTATGGCATATATTATGAAGATTTTCAACCTGATGTGCCAGGTCATACCTGGAAAACAGTGCGATGGAGCACTTGTTTATTTTCTAAATTAGGATTTATTACGCAAAAACATACTTTCTATGAGGATGCATTAGAAAGAACAAAGAAAATACCTTTCCACAAATTGTTTGTTTATCTTGATGGAAAATATTATAATATAATTAAAGTGGATGATTTTGAAAATATAGAAGGTCATGACGGAAATCCGTTCCCAGAACAATTTCAAGATCAAGTGGTGTTTAAAATACAGGATCATTTTGAAGTTACTAAAAATTTAAAACAAGCAAAAGCTAAAATCCCAAAAGAAGGAGATAAAGCTGCTATAGTAACTATTCAACCATTGGAAAATGGAGTTTATCGAAGAATCACACAATTTATAGAATTAAAGAAAGGTAAAAACATACCGTATTTTTATTATAAATGTTTGACATATGGTGGTGATTCTGGAGCTCCCATTTACGATTTGGCAACCGGAAATTTATTAGGAACTCATTATGGAGAGTGTCCTGAAGGAAATGCTATGATTCCTATCAACAAAAAATTTGTACCCAATATAAATGGAGGACAAGAATTGTTACTTTCAAAAAAATTTCAGCCCACATTGTAGGTGACTTTACAGCTGTGGGTAATATTCTTGTTTTTCAAAAAGTCACAAATGGCATTCAATCAGCTTCGCATGGGTATGCTAATCGAGAACTTTATGATTTGGCAGTCGAAAATGATTTTCGTATTCCGAAAGGATATGCATTATCACAAGTAGATTTACCCATGCTTATGAATGATTTTATGAAATTTGTAAAAGATCGTCCATGGGAACCAGATGAACATGCGTGGTTAAACGCTGTTCGTTTGACTGTGGAACAAAATTCTCCGTACCTTAGTGGTTCAGTGATGCTCTATTCTGAAGCAAAGAAAAGAGCTGAAAGAAGTAAATCACCTGGTGCGTTTTGGAACAAATATTTTAAAACAAAAGGCCAAGCTTATGATGATCCAGTTGGAAATCGATTAATATTCAATACAATTCAATATATTATGCAGACTGGTGATTTAAATGTTAACACTTGGCATCAGGCTAGCCCAAAGATTGAGGTCAGGCCTTTAGAAAAGTTGGTAGGGGATAATCCCAAAGTTCGTGTTTTTATGTGTTGTGATATTATATTCTACACAGTAGGGATTATGTTGTATGCCAATCAAAATGATCATTTCCTAGAAGCCTGGGATACTAAAAATTATTCAGCTGTTGGTTGTTCCCTTCAATATGGTTGTTGGCATACTTTATTTAGAACTTTAACAGATGATATGCCTATGATGGAAGCACTTAAAGTAGTTTTTCATGCTTTCGATATTAGTGGTATGGAAGCCACACTTGTTGCAGCAATATTTGATTATATATATAAAATGCGTAATGATAAATTATTAATACCACCTAAGTATCTGCGTCAGTTTGATAATCTCAAAAAATGGTATTTGAAAGTTTTGTTGTATGCTTATGTTATTGATCCACACGGTTTCTTGATAATGATGTTTGGAGGTAATCCCTCTGGTGGATTTAATACTTTAACTGATAATGGCTTCGCACAAATGTTGTATGCTAATTACTGTCCAGCTGTGCACTTAAGAACATATGAAGAATTACGGGAGTTTGCAAATAAATATATGCGTGTGAAAATGGTAGGAGATGATTCATTATTTCGAGATCATCAATATTTACCAAGCTATATTAAAGATGTACAATGCCTAGGTGTCACTATAAAATATGAATGTGAACCAGGACCAATTTTAACACAAAAATTATGTAATTGTGGTTTTTTACTTAGCACAAAATATTGTATGCTTGTGCCTTCTGCTAATATTGACAAGATGCTGGCTAATGTTTTTTATAATATGAAGAAAAATTCTTGGCGTCTTGCTTATGTTAAGTTACAAGCTTTGTTATTTTTCACACAAATTGATCCAGTGCTCCATTATCAAGTTCAAACAATGATAAAATATGTGGAAGATCATCATATGAAAGACATGGAAAATGAAAATCTAGACGACTTATTAACATTCCATGCAACATTAC